TACTACATGCTGGATGTACTCATACCACAAACAAACCAAGACTTGTACTAAACCTTAACTACTACCCTACTGCTCCACTCCCACAGTACAAAGAGTTGCAGAGAAAGAAACAAAATACCAAAAGGATATCCATAGCATGACAAATAAAATTGCCCGTACCGGCAGAGTCCAGCAATGGTTGGACAATCCATCCTCACGTCTACCCGTTAGTTGTACCGTCTTCGTTGTTGAAGACTCAATGGAGGGACCCAATGGAATCGAAAACAGCTGGAGATTTGTGTCGCATGCTCTCAGATACGGAGCAGGCGTTGCGGTCCACCTGTCGAAACTTAGACCAAAAGGAACAAAAACAAATAAGGGACCTGATACTCTCGTTGCATCAGGACCCGTCTCATTCGGAAAAATCTACTCAACATTAAATGAAATTCTCAGACGTGGTGGGACATACCGCAATGGCGCGTGTGTTCTTCATCTTGATATTACACATCCCGATATTCTTGATTTCGTGCAAGCTCACAGGGAGGAACTCCCATGGGTCAAGCGATGTATTGACCTCTCCCCTGAACAATGGGCTGATACAGAAGCTGGAACAAAGGAAGCAATCCTACGAGGAATTGCTAGAGGGGACATTTGGCTCAACAAAATAAAACACGATAACAATGGAAAACGAATCTATAGCAACGTCTGTCTTGAGGTTTACTTGCCCTCACGTGGAACTTGCCTGCTCCAGCATATCAATCTCGGTGCCAATTCAGTCCGCGACATACGCCAGAGTTTCCGCGAGGGTATGTCCGAACTGTGCGACCTCCATGGCAGGACAGGTGTTGGAGAGTCTGGCGAGTATCTCGAACCTCAATACGACAGACAAGTAGGTCTAGGAATGCTTGGGTTAGCCAACTTCTTAAGACAGAACAACATAACATACGCTCAGTTCGGTAAGGAACTTGAGAAATTAAACAAGGGTGTGGACTTTGAGTTCTCCCCTGCCGGCTATGCAGCGAGGGAATTATCGCTCGCAATCTCTGATGCAGCTGACATAGCCAGAAAGAATAATATGGTAAGAGCATTTGCCATAGCACCGACTGCATCATGTTCATATAGAAGTAAGGACCTCGAAGGTTTCACTTCTACTCCAGAGATAGCACCACCAATAAGTAGAACTGTTGATCGTGACTCTGGAGAATTTGGAGTTAAAAGATATGACTACGGAGACGTAGAAATTGCCAGCGAAGTTGGCTGGGAAGATTACAAACGAGTAGCTGATGGAATCATCACGTTACTTGACAAAACTGGCTTGCTTCATGGCTATAGCTTCAACTCTTGGAGCGACATGGTGACTTACGATGAAGCATTTATTAGAGACTGGCTTAACAGTCCACAAACAAGTCTCTATTACTCGCTTCAGGTCATGGCAGATGTCCAAGATAAATCAGATGCTTACGCAGCTATTGATCAATCAGAAGTAGACGCTTACCTAGCGGGTGTATTAGGGACAGGACCATCATCATGTGACTGTGCACAATGAACCCATACGAGAAATTATTAAAAAGAAAAAGAACTTGGACACCGGTCCAAACTACAAAAGGAAACTTTAAAAGTGGAGCAGAAGAAACCATCTACCGTGCTCTTGCAATACGCCACATGGAACTGCCGGTTGGCGACTTTATATCTGGAGCACTCTCTGAAATTCCTGAAAAGAGTAGAGAACTTTTGGAATCAAACGTAAAAGATGAGATCAAACATGACCTAGCCCTCGGATATATCACTAACGCTCATGGCGTTGATGATACTTCCGAAGCCGAAGCACTACGACTACGTGATGCTTGGATGGCTCATCCTGATCACACTATTACAAAGGCATTGGTAATCGAGAGAGCAATCTTCTTTGTTCTCCTACCATTCTTTAGATTCAACGGAGACGCTGGTCTGGCAACAGTATCAGCAGACATCTCCCGGGACGAACAAGTCCACGTGGCGACTAACTCTCTAGTCTGTGCAGAGCTAGGTCTAAAACCTAGTCAGTCACTAGACATGCTAAGGAAGGCAACAATTAACTGGATAATGCAACCTTTAAATCAAGTACATGACGATAAATATTTGAGCAAAAAATTTTGGCTCGAATGTAGTGATCGACTTATGTATGAAGGTAAAGCACCGCAATTATCTGACACCAGAGCTGGAAGAATGCCAGCATTTTTTGAACATGACAACAGAAATCTCCCTCAATACTCTTAGACTTCACAACGATAGGTTGGACAAGTTGATAGATAAACTTGAGGAAAATTTTGGTTGGAAACCAATCCATCCGAAGGAAGACATAAATACTATTATGTACCGCGCTGGACAAGCCAGCGTCATTGAATATATACGATCAATTATGGAGGAAGAAATCTAATGTGTATTTTTGGAGGGGGAAACCCTGCACCGCCACCACCAGCTCCATTACCACCAGCACCTACTCCGCCACCAGCACCTCCAGCTCCATTACCTACACCTGAACCAGTTCAGCAGGATGTAAATCCACAGGTAAGAAGAGCTAAGAGTAAGAAAGCTAAAGGGGAGTATGCAAGAGGTAGTTCACAGCTAAGAGTACCTCTTAAACCAAGTGTAAATACTGGACAGTCAGGTCCAGCTGGAGGACTTAATAAATGAAGACAGCACGTGAGAGATACAATCATCTATCAAATGACAGGAGACAGTTCCTAGACAAAGCGATTGATTGTTCAGAACTCACGTTGCCATACCTTATACAGGACGATACATCGTCTAGACCAAACCACGAATCCTTAAGAGTACCTTGGCAATCAGTAGGAGCTAAGTGTGTAGTGACTCTTGCAGCAAAATTAATGCTTGCAATTCTGCCACCACAGACTAGCTTCTTTAAGCTACAGGTTAAGGAAGATAAGCTAGGAGAAATATCTAACGACCCTAAGATAAAAGGAGAACTTGATTTGTCTTTCTCAAAGATTGAGAAGATGATCATGGATTACATTGCTGCTTCAAATGATCGAGTGACTATACATCAGGCACTCAAGCATCTAATAGTAGGGGGCAATGCTCTTTTATTTATGGGCAAGGATGGCTTAAAGTCTTTCCCACTCTCAAGGTATGTCGTTAACCGTGATGGTAATGGTAACGTTTTAGAGATAGTCACTAAAGAATTAATAAGTAGAAAGGTATTAGAGTTTGAGGTACCTGAACCACAACCTAACCTCGTGCAAGATGAGAGTCAGCATAAGGAGAAGGATGACATTGAAGTTTATACACATGTCAAACTTAAAGATGGTAGATGGGAATGGTATCAAGAAGCTTTTGGAAAGATCTTACCTAAGAGTCGTAGTACTGCACCGAAGAGTGCAAGTCCTTGGCTGGTATTGAGATTCAATACGGTTGATGGAGAAGACTACGGAAGAGGTAGGGTTGAAGAGTTCCTTGGAGACCTGAAAACATTAGAAGGATTATCTCAAGCCCTCGTTGAGGGAAGCGCAGCAGCAGCAAAAGTTATATTTCTTGTCTCTCCTTCCAGTACAACTAAACCCCAGACCATAGCTAAGGCGGGCTCTGGAGCTATCGTACAAGGAAGAGCAGAAGACGTACAGGTAGTTCAGGTTGGTAAGACAGCAGACTTCGCAACAGCTGCGAACATGGTACAGACAGTAGAGAAAAGATTACTTGAAGCTTTCCTTGTAATGAATATAAGAAACGCTGAGAGAGTAACCGCTGAAGAAGTCAGACTTACACAGTTAGAACTAGAGCAACAGCTCGGCGGTATCTTCAGTTTATTAACTGTAGAATTTCTACTACCTTATCTGAACAGAACCTTACTGGTACTACAGAGAAGTAATGAGATACCAAAGCTACCAAAAGATATAGTTAAACCTACTATCGTTGCTGGTATTAATGCTTTAGGTAGAGGTCAGGATAGAGAATCCTTGACTCAGTTTATTGGAACTATTGCTCAGACATTAGGTCCAGAAGCTTTGATGAAATATGTAGAACCACTTGAAGCAATTAAAAGATTAGCAGCAGCTCAAGGTATAGATGTATTGAATCTAATCAAGACTCAACAGCAACTAGATCAAGAGATGCAGCAACAACAACAGATGGCACAACAGCAATCTCTACTAGATCAAGCTGGACAACTAGCTGGTACTCCATTGATGGACCCAACTAAGAATCCACAGATCATGGAAGAGGGCGGAGAGGTACCACCTGAAGAAGTACCACCTACAGAATAATAATGTCAGAAACATTAACTATGGATAACTCCCCAGAGAGTGAGGTCCTGACTCCAGAAGAGCAGGACTCTCTCAAGGTGGGAGAAGAGATGCAAGAAGCTGAAGATAATCTTCTTGCTGGTAAGTATAAAGATGCTAAAGATCTTGAGAGTGCTTACCTCGAACTACAAAAAAAATTAGGAACACAAGAAGATGGCGTACAAGAAGATCAAGAAACCACCGAAGAAGTAAAAGAAGAATCTAATCCTCACATGGATTTGATTTCAACAGCATCAGAAGAGTTCTATGCTAGTGAAGATCAGTCCCTATCTGAAGAGACTATAGAAAAGTTTTCTTCTATGAGTAGTAAGGAATTAGTTTCAGCATATCTACAGTCACTTAAGAATGCTCCAGCTCCAGAAGCAGCTGAGGTAGACATGAGTGATGCTGATATTAATGATGTGCAGAACTCTCTAGGTGGAGAGAAAGGATATAACGATGTAGTTTCATGGGCAGGCGAGAACCTACCTAAGGAACAGACTGATGCTTTCGATCAACTAATTAGTACTGGTAATAAGGAAGCAATCAAGCTGGCAGCTGCTGGTTTGAAAGCACAATTTGACAATGCTAATGGTTACGAAGGTAGAACATTGACAGGTAAGCCAGCGAAGACCAGTACAGATACATTCCGTAGTCAAGCTGAGTTAGTAGCTGCAATGGCAGACCCTCGTTATGACAATGACCCAGCTTACCGGGAAGATATCATTCGCAAACTGGACAGATCAAATGTCAACTTCTAAGAAAAAGAAGAAGAATCCACTACTTAACGCAGCTGAAAAACTTCTTATAAATAAAAAAAATAAAGCACCAGCTGCTAAGTTTGTTCAAGCTCAAAAGAGAAAGCAAAAACTTATAGAAGAAATGTTGAAATGAGACTCTGTATATTGGGCGGAGGTTTAGCAGGGTTTAGTACCGCTGCTATCCTCAGCAAATACAATAGTGATCTACAGATAAAGCTTATACATAATCCATCCAAGCAAGCACTTGCTGTAGGCGAGAGTACTCAACTACCTATACGAAAGCTCTTTGAATTTCTTGAAATAAAAGAGACTGAATGGATGAAAGAATGCGATGCGACTTATAAACTTGGAGTTAGATTTCAGGACTTTAACTTTGGAACTTGTTACTTTAACCCATTCGGGAAATCTCATGTAGATACTAACGAATGGTTCATAGCTAAAGACTTATGTAATCTCACACCAGATCAATCAGCATTCTTTTTTAATCCAGACCAAGCAGCATTGCTTCACTACAACAAGATAAGAGATAATGTTATTCACTCGTATCATTTTAATGCTACTAAGTTAAGCAACTACCTTGAAAACTTCGCCAGAAAAAATGGAGTAGAGATAGTTAAAGATAACTGTAGAGATACTATTCAAGATGAACGAGGAACTATAAGAGCATTACTCTGCGATGAGGGAACTCACTTCGCTGATTATTTTGTTGATTGCACAGGTTTCAAAGCGTTACTAATAGGTAATGCTATGGGAGCTGAATGGATTTCTTACGATAAAACATTGCTAAATGATACTGTCTTTAAAGCAGAGATACCTTATACAAATAAGGATATTGAACTAAAGAATTACACAGACTCAATAGCATTAAAGAATGGTTGGTGTTTTGACATACCACTATGGTCCCACAGGTCTGTAGGTTATGTTCACTCCAGCAACTTCGACACAAGTAAGGTCATACAGGATGAGTTCTTCAAATTGTATGGCGAGCTTGACTATCAAGAGATCAGATTTAAAACCGGAAGATTTAAAGAAGGATGGATTAATAACGTGATCGCGGTAGGGGCAGCATATGGTTTTACTGAACCCCTAGAAGCCACTAATATTTCAGTTACATTACACAGTATTTTTGCATTAGCCGAAGCACTATCTAAAAGAAACTTGAGAGTAACTCAGGTAGACAGGGATATGTACAACGTGAGAAATGCTGAGACATTGGACAAGTTTAGGTTCTTTGTTGAACAGCATTACGTACTCTCACTTCGAGATGATAGTAACTACTGGAGATATATAGCTGACAATATTAATTGGGACTACCAGACCGCATCCGATTTTAACTATCGAAACTTCTTGAAGGAAGTATATGAGGATAGAAGATATGGACACGAAGATGTATCAGCTCTCTCTGTAGCAGCTGGTCAAGACTACTCCTGTTTATCTAAAGATCAAATTAAAAACTTTGATTTTAAAATAGATAACTTTTACAGGGACGTGAACAACTACATCGACCACGCTTCTAATCAATTAACTTCTTACGAATATTTAAACCAACATATTTACTATGAAAACTAAAGATTTAGATACTTTACTTTATAACGAATACCCTTACGAACCTCCAATAGAGGTCTTACCAAAACAAAAACTAATGACACCAGAAGCAGAAAGATTTAATGGCTGGGCAGCAATGCTCGGATTCGTAGCAGCCGTCGGCGCATACGTAACAACTGGACAAATCGTTCCCGGTATATTCTAATGGCAGCAATCTCAGTAACAAGAGAGAGCACAAGTAACTGGCAGAGGTTTTGCGAGTGGGTAACAAGTACAGAGAACCGCATTTATGTAGGTTGGTTCGGAGTACTTATGATTCCTTGCTTACTAGCTGCAACAACATGCTTTATACTCGCCTTCATCGCAGCACCGCCTGTAGATATAGATGGCATACGTGAGCCCGTTGCTGGCTCGTTTCTATACGGCAACAATATTATTTCAGGAGCAGTAGTCCCTAGCTCCAATGCAATTGGACTGCACTTTTACCCGATATGGGAAGCCGGCACTTTGGACGAGTGGCTATATAATGGCGGACCTTATCAACTCATTATCTTCCACTTCTTAATAGGAGTAGCAGCGTATGCAGGAAGACAATGGGAACTTTCATACAGACTAGGAATGAGACCATGGATATTTGTAGCATATACAGCACCACTATCAGCAGCTTTGGCTGTGTTTCTCGTGTACCCATTTGGGCAAGGGAGTTTTAGTGATGGTATGCCTCTTGGTATTTCTGGTACTTTTAACTTCATGTTCGTATTCCAAGCGGAACACAATATACTTATGCACCCATTCCATATGGCTGGTGTTGCTGGGGTATTCGGTGGATCTCTTTTCTCTGCTATGCACGGAAGTCTTGTTACTTCCTCACTTATTGCAGAAACATCAGAGGAGGTCTCACAGAACTATGGCTATAAGTTTGGGCAAGATGAAGAGACATATAATATTGTCGCTGCACACGGGTACTTTGGGAGATTAATTTTTCAATATGCGAGTTTCAATAATAGCCGTTCTCTACATTTCTTTCTTGCTACTTGGCCGGTTGTTGGCATATGGCTAACCTCTATGGGCATTTGCACCATGGCGTTTAACCTAAATGGTTTCAACTTTAACCAGTCAGTAGTAGATGTTAATGGCAAAGTTATCCCTACATGGGCTGACATTGTGAACAGACAGAACCTTGGCTTTGAAGTAATGCACGAGCGTAACGCTCACAACTTCCCACTTGACTTAGCTTCAGCTGAGTCTACTGAAGTAGCATTAACTGCACCACAAATTGGTTAATAAATTCTTAATCTACTTAACCTTATTAACAAACTGCTTTATCATTTCCGGTGTCGTCAGACATTGGAATGGTATAGCACCACCTACAACTAATGAATGTTCTATATTGTATAGATGATTTCATCTCGCCTTCAGAGTGTGATGAGTTATCTAAGTTTATTTTAGAGAGTGAAGACTGGGTTAAATCAGTCGGCTCTGACACATATGAAGGGACAAGCGAGGAT